TTTCCCACGTCATCCGCGCCCGGTAAAGACCGGATCGAGGGATCGGGCCGGCTCGTCAACTGCTATGCGGAACGCCTGCAAGATGGCGGGCCGGGGACATTCGTTAGGCGGCGCGCGCCGGGACTCACGGCGTTTAGTACCACCGGACAGTCCTCGTTTAGAGGCATCTGGTACGACGGGGCTGCCAATATTTACGCGGCATTTTTCGGGGGGCTGTATCGCATTAATGAAAACGGAGTCGCGACCCTGGTGGGGGCGCTTGCCGGTTCGCGGGTGACGTTTCTGACCTCGATCGTCGACACGGCAAACCTGACCACATACACCTACGCGGCCGTTGCTCTTGGCGCCGCTCACCCAAACCGGCGGATCGTAGTAGGCATTCAATTCGACGCCGCCAATGACTTTCCGCCGGCTACGATGACGGTTGGCGGCGTCGCCGCAACCCTCGTTATCTCGCAAAGTTCGCTGATCGGGCTTTACATAGCACATGTTCCGACCGGAACGACTGGCGATATCGTCGTAACCTACGCCTCGGCGGCGCTTCGTAGCGCTATAGGCGTGTGGCGGTTGGATGGTCTTTCCAGCGACTCATATTTCAGTCGAAACAGTGACGTGGACACGAGCCCTTTTCGATGCGAAATATCTCATACCGCCGGCGGCGCAGTTATTGCTTTTCTCAGGACGGACACGGCGTCCTTTTGGGATAATCCGGAAACGACTGACTTCAACGAAGGTGTTGAGGCGACGTTTTACAGCAGCGGCACGTCCTTTGAGTTGCCCGCCGCCGGCAACTTTGAGGTCGATGTCGACTTTAACGGAGGAGGATCGGCTTACGGGGTAGTGGCGACATGGCCGGCTGCAGTTGGCGAAGCCGACATCGTTACGTTTGCCAAGAACAACGCCGCAACGCCGGACATGGTGCTTTGCACACCGACCCTCGGGGCATTCACCTTCACCACATCCGCTATCACTCTCCTCAACGTCAATTCCGAAGTCCCCAACTCCGTCTGCTTCGGCGAGGGCTATTTCTTCTTCACCACCCCCGGCGGGCTGATCTACGCATCCGGCATCAACGCCACCACCGTCAACAGCCTCGACGTACAGCGCGCCGAGCAGCGCGCCGAAGCCCTGTTGCGCGGCATCTTCTGGAACGGCCAGCTCATCGCCTTCGGCCTGTCGCACCTTGAAATCTTCGCGTCCGGCGGCAACCCCAACCTCACCGGCTTCCCCCTCAACTTCGTCACCGCGGTCTGGCGCGGCCTCATCGCTCCCCTTGCCGTCACCGGGTTCGAGGAAGGCTTTGAGGGCGGCATCTTCTGGGTTGCCGATGACAACTCCGTCCGCACCCTGCAAGGCTATCAGGCGATCACCGTCTCGACCCCGGACGTGGAACGGGCCATCGAGGCCTGCACCGACAAGACCGCCATCCGCGCCTTCTGCTACGACGTGGACGGCCACGCCTGCATCGTGATCGACCTCGCCGGGGAGGCGACGTGGGTCTACGACCTCACCGAGGGCGGCAACTGGCATGAACGGGACACCGGCTCCGGCTACTGGCGGGCGACGGGAAACAGCGTCAAGGCCTTCGGCAAGTGGCTGGTGGGCGACCACGACTCCGGCAACATCTACGAGGTGACGAAGGACAGCCTCGACGACGGCGGCACGACCTTCACCGTCACGGTCGAATCCATTGCAATGGAAGCGTTCCCCCAGCGGCTTCAGATCCCGGAAACCTCGTTCAACTTCACAACGGGAGTTGGAACCGCCTCTGTCCCGGACCCGGAAGTCTATATCTCGTGGTCGAAGGATGGCGGCCATACGTGGTCGGACCCGGTGACGAAGAAGCTCGGGGAGGCCGGCCGCTACTTCTCGCAGGTGCGGCTTCTCCGGCTCGGTCTCACCGGGCGCAAGGGCATCCGGTTCCGCGTGCAGATGACGGATGAAGCCTATTTCGGGCTTCTCTCCGGCGACCTCAAGGTCGCGTCGAGGCCATAGGCATGGCGCTCATCATCCCCACGCCTAACGAGCCAATCACCATCAACGGGCTGATGACGCCGACATGGTATCGATTTCTCCAAGACTTAGCCAGGGCGACCAACAGCGTTTTAACGGGACAGTACACGGGGGATGGCACCGAGGGTCAGGTCGTTAATTTCAGCGGCAATTTTACGCCGAAGTACGTTCGGATTTGGATACCCGCGCCGAACGATGGTGACGGGGGCGAGGTGTGGGAAACGACCGACACCATCATGGAGGCAGACGAGGACGGGCACGCCTTCGTCCTCTATCAGGATGGCGGGGCGCAATACGAAGGCTACCACCGTCTTATCGCGCTCGGGCAAGGAACATTCACCGTGAGCGACGACGGCGGCGACGAGCACCCGAACGAAGACGAAACTGTCTACGATTACATGGTCATCGGGTGACGCTCATGCAGATTTGGATTGACCCGCAGACCAACCAGATCAGGGCGGTCTACCGTCCGGGGCCATACACCGGCAAGGCGTGGGCGGAAAAGGGTCTGGTGCCGGCCACTGTCAAAGACACCGCGAATGTTGGACGGGACCACAAGGTAGTCCGTGACGAGCGCGGCGCGATCGTCGGGTATGCGGAGTCGGTCAATCCCGTTCAGCCTACCCCCCGCCCCCCGCGTGTCGACCCTCGCGACGCGAAGATTGCGGACCTTGAGGCGGCGACGACTCTCCTTCTCTCCCGCCTCGACAAGCTCGAATCCGACGTAAGGAAATAGTCCCATGGGCATCCTCGACCTCCTGTCCGACAACAACGAAAAGCAGGCCGCCGGCGTTGTCGATAAGGGCTACAAGAAGGGCTACAAGGGCGCGAAGAAGGACCTGAACAAGGGCTTCCGCGGCCTTCAGAAAAACTACGCGGCGGCGCTGGATCAGATCAGTGGCGGCGAGGATCGCGCAGCCGGCTATCTCACCGAAGGCCGCGATCAGGGCAATGCCGCACTGATCGCCGGACGAGACGCCGGGCTTGCCGCATACGAGCCCTACGCGGCGGCCGGCGCTGCCGGGTCGGCCATGTATACGAACGCGCTGGGCCTCAACGGGGCGGGCGGCAACGCGACCGCCGTCAACGCATTCCAGACCGGCCCCGGCTACGATTTCGAGATGGACCAGGGCATGCAGGCGCTGCAGCGCCTCAACGCCTCCAAGGGCCGCCTCGATTCCGGCAACACCATGATCGACGCCATGGGCTTTGCGGGCGGTCTGGCGAACCGGGAATATGGCAACTGGCTCACCCGGCTGCAGGGGCAACAGGAACTGGGCGCGAACGTCGCGGGTGCACAGGCCGGCCTCTATGCCGGCACGGGTGAGGCGCTTTCCGGGAACTACATGAACACGGGCGGGGCTCTGTCCGGCAACGCGACGCAAGCCGGAACGCAGCGCGCGGCGGTCAAGACGGGCCTCGGCGACGTAAAGATGGGCCTCGGCGAAAAGAGGGCGGACCTCGGTTATGCCACCCGCCTTGGCCGGGCCGGCGTGGAAGGGGCCTATCTCGCCGGCAAGGACCAGAGCGGCGCAAATGCGCTCGGCGCTGTGACCGGGGCCGCCAGCCTTGGCGCGCGGCTCCTGGGGGCGGCATGATGGATTACGCCGCTCGCCTTTCCGGGCTGGGCCAGCCCCAGCCGCCCGCCGGGGGCGCAACCCAGCGATGGAAGCCGCCCGGCGTATCTGGGCAGGGCATGGCCGGGTTCCAGCTTTCGGCTGAAGGCGCGATGGTCACCCCGGAACAACAGTCGATCCTTGACGCCATCGTTGGCGTCTTCAACAGCGCGGGGAGGGCTTCCTGATGGCGTGGCTTCCGCCAGTAAACCTCCCCGATGTCGGGCAGCAGAGAGACTATGCCGGCCAGCTCCACGGCATGATCGCCAACGTCGGCAATGCCTACTACGGGGCGAAGCGCGACAAGATCGGGGACGCGCAGTGGCAACAGGAACAGGAGCGGTTGAGCACGGCTCAGGCGCTCGCGCAGAGCAATGCCGATCGGAACTATGCTCTGGAACTGCGGCGGTTTGAGGCCGGAGAGGCCGACGCCGGACAGGACTACTTCGCCCCGCAGCCGATCTACAACCCGGACACGGAAGAGTGGCAACTCTTCATGCCCAACAAGGGCGGCGGCGAAGGGTCGATGGTCGAGTTGCCGGACGGCTATCGCTATAACCCCACCACATCGAACGTCGATCTGGGAACGGGCGTGCAGCCGATGGCGCGGGGCGTCCCGGTTGGGAGCCCGCTTCAAAAGGACATTGCCGGCCAGAACCGGCAGGAGCAGATCGGCGACGCGGGCGGCAAGGCTGCGGCGGCGCTCCCCATGATCGAATTCGCGAGCGAGACACTGCTTGGCGAGATCGACACGGTTCTGCAGGACCCGAACCTCCCCTACTTGACCGGCCCCGCCGGCGGGCTTCTGCCGTCCTGGTCGTTCACCGCCGACCCCGGCGGCATGATGGCGTCGCAGGCGAGGATATCCCAGATCGTCAAGCGCAGCTTCCTGCAGGCCTACGAGCAATTGCGTGGCGCTGGCGCGATCACACAGCAAGAGGGACAGGCCGCGACCGCAGCGATGACCACCCTCGAAACGCAAACCATGTCCGACGAAGAGTACGTCCGAGCGCTGCATAAGTATCGGTCAGAAGTGGAAAAGCTGCTTGAGGTTGCCCGGATGAGGGCAAGGGGCGAGTTGCCTCCCGTCGACGGCGGCGGACAGTCCGGCCAGCCGATCACCACCCCCGGCGGCAACACGTTCAGAAGGGTAGGGCCGTAAGATGGCATGGGGCTCGCAGGACCAGAACCCGAGCATGTCGCCCTCGGCGGCCTATGGCGGGACGAACTATGCTGCGTCTCTGGCGCAAGCCGCGACCTACAATCCGCTTGGCGGCGGATCGTCAAGTACGGGAATGGCTCCGTCGATCGCTGGCGGGGGCGCTGCCCCGAGTTTTGCCGATCGGCTTGGAGCGGCCAAGGGCGATGCCGCGGCTGAACCGCCGAAGACAGTCAGCCGCGCTCTGGAATGGTCGTCCGGGCAACAGCCGGCCACGGCGTCGCGGGCTGCCCGCGAAATTCAGCCGTGGGGCGGGGGTGGATCGCGTTTCGAGATTGCCGGCAAGGCGGCTGCACCGGGCCGCGTCGACAAGGCGAATGAGGCCCTCGTTGACATCATGCAGAAGGCCGCCGCCGAATCCAACTACAACGTCCAGATGTTCTCCGGCTATCGGCCTGGTGATCGCCGGCAGCATGGGCGGGGGAACGCCGTCGATATCGCGCTGGTCGACCCCTATTCGGGCGAGGCCTTGGCGAACTACCAGAGCGGCGAGACCTTCCCGCAGTACGAAACGTTCGCCAAGCGGGCCTACGAGATTGCGCAGCGCGACTACCCGGACCTTGCCGATGACTTCCGCTGGGGCGGCTATTTCGGCGGCGGGAAGCGGAAATACGGCGCGGTCGACGCCATGCATTTCGATGTCAACTCGGGCATGGGCATGGCTGGTGGATCATTCGAGGAAGGCCTTACCGACCGGCAACAGCGAGTCGTCGACCGGATGGGCGCGGGCCGCACTCAGTGGGCTGGCCTTCGACCGGGCCAGACCGCCGCGCCGCCCACGATGTACGCCGGCAACCCCCTTAGCGTCACCGGGGCGCAAGGCGCGGATACGGTTGCCGGCGGTACGTCCGTGCCGAGCCCGCGCCAGCGCCCGCAGCGGACGGACGTGTCTACGGCCTACGCGCCTTCTCCTGAGGAGATGGACCAAGCTCCGTTCGATGCCGTGCTGTCCGGCGCTCAGGACCGCCGCCCGCAGGCACCCACTCCCCCGGCCAACCCCCGTCGCGACCGGCTGCAGGCCACTGCACCCGCTCCGCAAGGCGGTGCATACGTCGTGCGTCGCGGCGACAATCTCTCGCGGATTGCGCGCCAGCACGGCGTGTCGGTAGAGGACATCGCCCGCGCCAACGGCATCCGCGACGTGAACCGGATCGGCGAGGGCCAGCGGCTCGTCATCCCCGGACAGGCCGCGCTCCCCGCCGCCGCGCCGCCGCCCGAGCGCCAGCCGGCGAACGTCCCGCAGCCCCGTCCCCGCCCGGCGCGTGAGGTTGCCATGCCGACGCCGCCCGCCCGGCCCGACATGCGCATGGAAAGGCAAAGGGGCGGAGCCCCGGCGGCTGGCGGCGTTCCGGCTCCGCGCCCGCGCCCCCAGCCGGCAGCCAGCACTCCGGCACCATCGGGCAATACCATCCGAAGCGAGGCGGACATCCGGCAATCGGTCGACGCCTACCGGGCCGACGCCATCCGCATGGGGGCGCCGGAAGGCCCCGGCCTTGACCGCGCCGTCCAGACCTACGAGCGCTCGCTGCGGCAGCAGTCCGGCATCCGGCCAACGATGGATGCCGCGGATATCGGCCGCAGCGTTTCCGACCATCGCGAGTACCTATTGCAGCAGGGCATTCCCCCCGGCCGTCGCCTCGACGAAGCCGTGAGCAACTACGAACGCCGCTTGCGCGAGCGAGCCGCTGGCGGTGGCCAGGCTCCGGTATCGCAGAACGAGCCAGCCGGGGGCATGGACACGTCCGGCCTCATCCGCGAGCCGAGCGCCGAAGAGCGGGCCATTCAGGGCGGTGCACGCATGCCGTTGCCGACCGGCAACCAACCGATCGACCCGCGCAACGCCGCCCGGATGGACATGGCCGATGGCGTGTATCGCCCGATTGCCGAGCCGGGCGGCCCGCCGTGGGTCGCCAGCAACGGCATCCGCTTCTACGCCGTGAGGTAGGAATATGGGACAGTACCAGGTCACCGGCCCCGACGGCGGGGAGTATCAGTTCGAGGCCGCCAGCGATGAGGAAGCCGCCGCTGCCGTTGACGATCTCTTCGCCACCGCGGGGGGCGCCGCCACGGCGGAAGGGCTTGACCAGCGTCTCTACGGCGAGGCCGACAAGGTTGGCCGGGGCTACCACATGTTCAACGAAGCCCTGCTTGGCGGCTATGATGAGGTGATCGGCCTTGTCGAAGGCGGGCTTGAAATGGCCAAGGGCGGTGAGTTCGCCGATGGCTATGCGCGGGGAACCGGGAACGTCCGGGGCGCTATCGAGAAATACCAGCAGCGTCATCCGGTTGAGGCGACGGCCATTGGAATCGGGGGGGCAGGCTTGGGGATGCTGACGGGCGGCGGAGCGATCCGCGCCGGGATGCAGGCGCTGCCCAAGGTTGGGCAGGCGGTGTCGAAGGCTGGCAACGCCATCGGCGGCGTGGGGAAGGCTGCGGCGAGCGGCACCGGCTACGGCGTCGCTACAGGGTACATGCACGGCGAGGGCGACGTTACCAACCGGCTTGGAAACGCCGGGTCTGGCGCGATCATCGGCGCAGCGACCGGATACGGCGCGGGGAAGCTCGGACAGGCCATTGGCAAGTACAAGGGCGGCAAAGCGGGGCGCGAATCCGTGCCGAGCGGTACGAGTATAAGCGCCGCCAAGACGGCGGCTTATGACGCGGCGGAGGCCGCTGGTGTAGCCGTCCAGCCTCGCGCCGTGGCGCAATTTACCGGGACGCTTCGTCAGAATATGCAGCGCCTCAACTTTGACCCCGGTCTTCACCCGGAGACGGCAAAAACTATCCGCGCATTGGAGCGTAGGCTTGCCGCCGCATCGCAGCCAACACAGGGTGCGCACACAGTGTTCTCGCTTTCCGAAGTTGAGAACATGCGTCGGCTTGTTCTGGACGGGCTTGATGGCGCGAAGAAGAAGCCAGACCGGCGCCTTCTCACCGCTATGCTCAATCAGTTTGATGGCTGGGAGAGCCGACTCAGCGGCGACGACTTTCTGACATCGGGCAATGTCTCCGGGCAGGAGGCCATCGGCTTGTTTAAGGAGGGGCGCCGCCTTGCCAATATTGCGTTCAAGAACGAAGTTCTCGAAGGCCTCGTCACCAAGTCGCGCAAACAGGCTATCGGGAATAGAGCCGGCTTTGAGGCGACGCTCCGCCAAAATTTCACAACGCTGGTGAGCAATCCCGGCCGCATGCGCCAGTTTTCCAAAGGGGAGCAGAAGGCGCTAGAGCGGATCGCAGCCGGTGGCGATATGGGGTGGGTGCTCAAGGCCATTGACGAGTATGCGCCGAAACTAAGCCTCGGGCATACCCCTCAGAATGCAGCGTGGGGAGGGCTGACAGTTGCGGGACTCCCGCCGGCAGTGACGGCAACAGCGTGGGGCGCGGGCGTAGCGGCCCGCCAAGGCATCAAGCGCGGCACCAAAAACGCGGCGAGAACAGCGGGCGAGGTTATCCGTAACGAGGGCAAGGTTCCGTTCGACCCGGTGGCTGCCCAAGAAGCCGGAGACTACGCAGCGCGGCTCACCAATGCTGGTGCGCAGCCGTCAGCGCAGAAAGGGCGGCCGATGGTGCTCGATCTCGGGACCACGTTTGTCCCCGGTTCCGGCGGGGGGATGATCCCGGCGCGCTAGGTCTTCCTCCTTGATCTCGTGATAGACACGAAGCGTGTAGCCCACGAACCCTCCGATTACCGCCGAGCCTGCCATTGCAAGGATGGGCTTCGGTATCCACCCGGCGACGAAACTTACGCCGAGCCAGATCAGGATCGTCCCCACGAAGAACGCCGCAAACATCGCGACCTTCGTCCAGAACGGAATGTGAGGGGGTTGCCGCATCGGCTGACTATAGCCGCTCGCCCCGCTTGATCCAAGCCCCTCGGGGCTCCCCGTAAAGGAGAATACGTTTGTTCCGACCCGCATTCATTGCGGTGGCGCTGTCATGCGCCGCCGGGTCCGCCCTTGCCTGTGAGGCATCCTATTACGGCTCTGCCCATCACGGCCGCACCATGGCCAACGGCAAGCCGTTCAACATGCACGCGATGACGGCCGCACATCCGTCCTGGCGCTTCGGGACAAAGGTCCGCGTCACCTACCGGGGCCGCAGCGTCGTCGTCACCATCACAGATCGCGGCCCGTATGCCGGGGGCCGCTGCATAGACCTGAGCCAAGGTGCTGCGGCGGCCATTGGCATGATCCGGGCAGGGGTCGGCAACGTCACCTTGCAGCGCCTCAACTAGGAGCCTCGTATGATCGACCGCGCCGCGTTTTTCGCGGCCGTCCGAAAGAGTCTGTTCGGCGGCCGACTGAGCCAGTCCCAGGTGGACGGCATGAACGACATGCTCAACGCTTGGGAAAGCGCCGGGTACACCGATCTCCGCTGGCTCGCCTACATCTTCGGTGGCGTCTATCACGAGGTCGGCAGGCGCATGGTGCCGGTGCGCGAGGGCTTCGCGACGACGGATGCCGGCGCGCGGGCGGCGGTGGCGAAGCTGTTCAAGGCCGGTCGCATCAGCCGCAATTACGCCCTCCCGGTCAACGGCGTCTCCTACTACGGGCGCGGGCGCATCCAGAACACGCATCTCGCCAACTACCAGAAGCTTGAGAAGCGGTTCGGCTACCCGTTCGTGAAGAACCCCGACTTGCTGCTCGACAGCAAAATCGATGCGAATGTCACCATCCGCGGGCACGTCGAGGGCATCTGGACCGGCAAGAAGCTCGGCGACTACTTCAACGCGACGAAAGCCGATTGGGTGAACGCCCGCCGGATCGTGAACGGAACCGACAAGGCCCAGACCATCGCCGGCTATGCCCGGACCTTCCACGGCGCGCTGGTTGGCGCGAACCGTCCCGACGTGGCTCCCCCGCCTCCCCAGCCCGACGATCCGGGGCCGGTCCCGCATCCTCTGGAACCGGAACTGCCGGATGAAAAGCCGACCTCGTTCTGGAAGGCCATCTTCAAGGGCGCGGGCGGATCGGATTCGCTGAGGTAGTGGAGCCCACGGACAGGATTCGAACCGCCGACCGCCGGTTTACAAAACCGATGCTCTACCAACTGAGCTACGCGGAACGCTTGGAGCGGAAGGCGGGAATCGAACCCGCGTCCCCAGTTTGGAAGACTGTGGCTCTGACCATTGAGCTACATCCGCAACAACATCCTTCTACCCCAACCAGCATCGAAAGGGAATCCCCCAATGGACGAACGTGAACTGCGACTGGATTGCCTTCGCCTCGCTCTGTCGATGCGTACGGACAGCGGCTATGTCGGCAACCAGTTGGGCATGATGGCTCAAGGGCCGTCTGCTCCCTCGGCGGCGCAGATTCGTGACCGCGCGCAAGTCTTTTACGACTTCGTGACCGGCCGACCGGGCGAACCCGCCCCGACACCCGTCAAGGTCGGCGACAAGCTCGTTGTGGTCGGAGGCTGACATGATCGGAGCAATTCTCACCGCCGTCATCGGGACCATCGCCAAGGGCAAGGCCGCGAAGGCCATTGCCGGCGGCCTCGGCGGCGTCATCCTCATGGCCGGAGAGCCGATGGTCAACGCCATCGCGGACGGCTTTGCCGATGGGGCTTTGCCGCATCTCACCACGCTCGGCGTCGTGCTCGGCAACGCCCTTGTGGGCGGATTGGTCGGGTATGTCACCGTCTGGTTCGCGCCGGCCAACGCGCCCGTGAAGTAGGGGCCGGACGATGGCGATCACAAACGAGATTGTCACCCTCTTCGTGCTCGTCATCGGCGCAATCGCGACGTTCTGGTGGCGGGTGGAAGCGCGGCTTTCAGATCAGGACGTGGCCCGCGCCCTGCTTCAACGCGAGCTTGCCGACTACAAGCTGTTCGTCGCGCAGAACCACGTCTCGGCGAGCGCGCTGAAGGACGCGGAGACCCGGCTCCTGACGGCGATCGAAAAGCTCACGGCCACCGTCGACAAGCTTGCCGAGCGGGTCGCGGACGGTCGGCCCATGGGCTGAACCACCCTAAAAAGGAACCCCCAAAATGACGCTCACCCGCCTCTTGGCGTGGCTCGCCGCTATTCTCGCCGCAGCCATCCTCGTCGCCATCGCCACATGGCATGCGACCCGGCCAGCGAATGCGGAGGACCGCGGCGCGTTCTTCAAGGGCCTCAAGCAGCCCGACACCGGCATCTCGTGTTGCGACATATCCGATTGCAAGGTGACGAAGGCCTACGAGATGCGCGGCGACCAGTGGTGGTCGCTCGCCGAGACGCTGCAGCACGGGGCGATCTGGGTTCCCATCCCGCCGAATAAGGTACTGGCTCCGCGCGCCAGACCAGCCGGCATTGACCCCGACGAAGCGATCCTGTGCTCCGGGGTGTCCGGTGGCGTCGTGTTCTGCTTCCTTGCGCCCGACCAGAGCTTCTGACGATGGCGACAACCGACCTGTCGCCGCTCAAGGTGGTTCGCGCAATCCGGGGCATGTATCCCGACGGCGCTCTGTTCTTGACCAGCGGCGGGAAGCGCGTCGAGGAACCCCGGCTCTATCCGTGGAAGCGCGGCTTCAAGAGCCTGATCGACGGCCAGTGGCATTGCTTCGACCGCGAGGGGCGGTTCGTGTCTGCCGGCGAGGCCAATTACAGGAACGGCGCCTGATCGTCATCGTAGGGGCGGGGAGGGGTCACGCGGTGAGGCGCTCGGCCATGTCTGGCCCGAAATAGACCGCGTCCCATCTTCCCTCGCAAAAGTGAACGTAGCCCTTTACGCGCCCGGTGTCCCCTGCGACGCGCCATTTGGCGTCGCCGGCCAGCAGCACCAAGTCGTGAACAGGACCTGGCGACCAGTTGTCATCCACAAGCCAATCGACACCCTCAGCCGGGAGCGGCGGCACGGCCTCGAGGGTGAGCTCGACGCATGTCGCCGGCATCAGCGCGCGGTGGTCAGTCTCGACTAGAACTCTCGTCATCCTCGTCTCTCCTACCTCATATGATCAGGGTGGGGGACTACGTTCGGGGCCGAACGCGGTTGCGGATCATCCGGTGACAGCGGCACAGAGTACCCGGTCGCGAAGCGCGGGTCCGCCTTCGCTTCGGCGGCGATGTTTTTGGTGACGTGCCAGCCGCCACAGAAGTTGCAGGCGTAGGCACGCATCGCGCGTTGAACCGGCGGCGCTTCCTCATAACGGATTTTCCGGGTGCATGACCAATATTCGGTCGGCTTCTTGCGTTTTCTCTTCTTGCGACCGGGTGCGGGGCGCAATCCAGATTCCCCAACCGGATCAATAACGCCGGTTTCAGGGTGCGGGGCGGCAGGCTTGCGTTGACATCGCATTGTGATTTTCCTACCTCCCCCACCACTACCCTTGTAACCTATTGATTTCTTATGCGGTGCGGGGCGACTGGAACACGAGGGTCCGGGGTTTTGTTCGCCATCCGGTCGCCCGCCTGTAGCGCCATGCGCTTCCGTTCCGCCTTCCTGGTGTAGAGACTCGCCATCTTCCGGCCGGTCCATCCGAACAGCGCGTCGAGCTCCGCTTCGCTCGCGCCGTTCTCCGCATATCGCGTTGCCGCGGTCTTTCTGAGGCCGTGAGCCGACCTGTCCTTGAGCCCGGCCGCATTGCACGCCGCGCGGAACAGGTTGCCGAAGCTCTCCTTCGTGAGCGGTCGGCCCTTCTCCCCCACGATGAATGCCAGATCCCCGGTCGGCCCCGCCGCCAGCGAGGCGAGCAATTCGGCAGGAAGCCGGATCGTGACTTCGGTTCCGGTCTTCTCCGTCCTGATCGTCGCCACGCCGTCCCGGACGTGTTGTCGACCGAATCGCACGGCATCGCCCCTGCGGAAGCCTGTGTGCAGCAAGAGGTGCATCCATAGGCGTTCGCGGCTTCCGGCGGGCCAGCGGGCCTCGTAGGCGGCGATATTGGCATCCGACCACGGAATGTGCCCGTCCGTCTCCGCGCGCCTTGGGGTATCAACGTCGGCGGTCGGGTCGCGCGGCGCCAGCCCGACCTTTCGGGCCCACTGGAACATGCCGCGCACGGCGTCGAGATAGTGCCGCGCTTGAGCCGGCGTCGCCCGCCGTTCCTCGAGGCCCTTCTCGACGTTGCGTGCGGTCACGGAGCTGATCGGCAGGTGCCCCGCCTTCGCCGCAATCCCCTTGAAGATGTTGTCCCGCTGCCGGCGCGTCGCCACCGATTTGGCAAGGTACGGCCCGGACTCGCGGTATCGCTCAATCAGCCACGCCAGCGTGCCGGTCGCGGCGGTCTTGCGGAACGGCTGGAACCCGGTGCCGAGCGCGTCCAGGTAGGCGGGGCCGAATTCGTCGGTCCCGTAGTCGGGAAGCCGGACCCGCTTTCCCTTGCCCTTGCGGAAGTAGTAGGCGGCGGTGCCGTGTCGGCTGATCTCGCGATAGACGTACAGCGGCAGCTTCCGGCCCATGTCGTCGGTCAAAGCGCGACATCCTCGTACTGGTCAACCTCGCTCGCGGGCTTCACGGGGACAACGCGATCTTCGGGGATAAGCCGAACAACGGCCTTGCCGATCTGGACCTCGGCGACGCAGCCGGCCTTCCTCGCGCCCTCGGCGATGGCCCGGACCTGCCGTTGCGTGAGGTCTAGGGGGCGCCCTGTCATCGGCCCTGCCTGCCTGTCACGGTTCACGCCTCGGGGGAGGGGAGTCCTCTTGGGGATTGGCGAGGGCAAGGAGAACCGTCGCGTGACAGGGGCCGGGGCCGCACCAGCAAGCCAAGTTCCGGCCGGCGAGGTCGCGGCGGATATCGTCCAGCGACATGTAGAGGGCGACGACGTTCTCCGGCTGCGGGCCGGTCAATTCGCGAAACGCGGAGACCGCAGCGGCGGCATCCGGGATGCCCGGCTCGCCGATCCTGAACGGGTTCCCCCACCTCGACGGCCGGGCCACGTTGACGGCCGGCAACCCGTTCGTCTCCCGGCTGAGGGCCTGAAGGTCGAAGCCCTTGCGGCGTGAAAGCTGAAGGCGGACAGGCTCAACCATCCGTCTTCTCCCCGATCAGTGCGACGATAGCGGCGTGGGCGGAGCGGGCGTCCGATAGGCGGTATGAACCGTCTGGCGTTAGTTCAAGGTCAGAGACGCCTCGTTCGTATGGCTCGCCGTCGTCGAAGACGTATCCCTCCGAAACCATCCCGTCGTCGATCATCTCGATCATGTGCCCCAACGCATCCCGCGCCTCTCCGAGAACCAGGGGGAGGACGGCGTTGAGAATGGCGCGGGTCAACTCTTGGTATTCGGCGCGGGCCAATGATGGGATGTTGTCCCAGTCGGAGCCGTATTCATCGGACGCCAGTATCCTCGCCCCTGCTTCAACCATCTCGTCCTTGCTCGGAATGGGGTCAGACATCAGAGGAGTCCTTTGTCACGGCAATAGTCGGTCCACGCGGACAACACCGCGCCGGCTAAATCAACGTCGGATGCCTCTTTGTGGTCCGCCCTCGTGTACCCTTCGACGCTATCGATCTGGTCAAAGCACCAGTTTCGTTGCGCCGAAGTCATAGGTTCGACTAAACGACCCGCATTCCAAGCGCGAAGAGCGCGTTCCTCAGTTGGGCACACGCACCACGCTCCCGTTGAGCAGCAATCCGGGGCCGGCCACACGATCTCACTCATCCCCGCCTCCGATGTTGTGAGCGCGGGCTGCGGCGAGGGCGACTTCGATGTCGCGGATCGCGGCGATCATCCATGCTTCCACTTCCGCCAGCGCCATCGCCAACCCCCGTATCGCTGCCTCGCGCTCCGGGGAGGAGAGGGTGGCAGCGACTTCGCTCGCGTCCTGGGGTGGCGGGGGCATATCGTCGATTAACTCGACGCCGGCAAGCGTGCCATCATCTGCTACGTCGATAATCGCCCGCACTTGAATCTGCTTTTTATACGGCGGCGGAGCTCGATTGGCGGGTGCGAAGTAGTAGAGATGGCCCACATCCATGGCAGCCTCATCATCGTGGGTCCACCACCCATCGCGTCGCGGCATTCCCGTCGCCGGCACGAGCGGTTCTTCACCTTCCCGTGCCGGCGGGGCTATATCAGTCGGGGCTGCTTCGGGGGCCGGTCTATCGGGATCACCTCCTGTTCTGGTTGCCGCCTCATCGGCGGTGGGTGACGTGAGGAGGGCGCGTGCCTTGTCCATGAAGGCCGCGACCTTGACGGGGAGGATGGGGCAATCGCCGGGGTAGTACGCTGCATTAGCCAGAGCGGCCCGCAGATCGGCGAGGGCGGCTTCGGCCTCATCACGCTGGATTATGCGATTGCGTGCAAAGGCTTCAGCACGCTCCCGCGCCTCATCCCTCTCCCGTTCGGCCGTCGCGATGCGAGCTTCGAGGTCGGCGATGCGAGCCTTGAGCGCCCACGTTCCATGACGAAGCTGTGAGTTGATCTCGCGGATAGTGTGCAGTTCAGCTTTCACGTCGTCGGATAACTGTCCGCTCGCAACGGCTACTTCGATGTGCGGACACGTGAACGGCGGTTCCTTCCACTCCGCTCCCGCAGGGGCAGAGGCCGGCTCACTGGCGGGGCGCTTGACCGTGACGGGTACACGCTCGTTGATGACAGCGTTGGCCTCTTGGCGGGCGATGAGTTGTGCCAACTTGGCGATGGCTTCAACCGCCATCCCGCCAGCGATCTTCCCGCTCTGACCGGGAACCTTCGCAAAGTCCAGAAACTCGGCTGCGAGTTCTCTGCGCGCGGCCTTTATCGCCTCGATGCTCATTTCGGTTCCTCCGTGGGCTGGTCGGCGAGGGCGGCGCGGGCAAGCCGAAGCGTATGGACGCCGACGATCAGTCGGACATTTTCGGCGTTGAACGCGGTCCCGTTATCATCGGCATCCTCGATCAGCGAAGCCAGCGCCGCCTTGAGGCGCGCGACTTCGGCCTCGGCCTTCAGATGCCGCTCGCGGCTTTCGGTCCATGTCGTGAGCAGGTTGTCGTATTTGGCTTCGGCCGCATCGGCCCGTTCCCGCTCTGCGCGAGCGGTGGCGATGAGGCGGTCGTGGTCGCGGAGGAGGCGGTACATAAACCCGCCGCTGTGCCTCTTTTCCATCCGCGACAAAGACCCTGCCCGCTCCTCCGCTGTCGTCTCCAACCCTAGGTCCGCTGCCGGGGTGGTGAGGGATTCGAGACGGTCGGCGGCTTCGGCGCAATCCGGGTCTGGCGTATCGAGCACCGTCAGCCGTCCCGGCTCTTCTGGGTGGATCGCGGCAACCGCGCGCTTGGCCCGCAGCCTCGCGATTAGGTCGGTGGTGGTCATGGGTGGGTGCCTCCGAACTGAATGAAAATGCCGAGCATCGGAACCGGGAGGATGTAGAGCCGGCGCTTGCGGCTATCCCAAAACAGGCCGATCCACAGATCGTACCATGCGACTACAGGGCGAATGTGGATGCGCATCACCCGGCCTCCCTGTCGGCAGGAGGGGAGGGGAGAGGCATCCAGTTAATGGGATTGGCGGCCATCTCAAACTCTGACCCCACGACGAACCACCAATCCGGCAGGCCGGCCCCACCATCTTCGCAACTGTCCTGCCAACCCCCGCCCCATTCAAGAATGTGCCATCCTGTCGGCGCGTGGCTGAGCCCTTCGGCGTGTGCAGCGTATAAAGTGAGCCGACCGGTCGTTTCGTCCGCTATGCCAACGTCAGCCTCATGGTCGCACCAAGCAAGGATCGGTCTGTCCTTCGGCGCGGTTTCGATCGGCATCCACCCATTGCTTGGCACGAGGGCGGATGAAGGCAGGGCGAGGATGGCGGCGGCGATGTTCGGGCCGATCGACGCCATGATCCGATTGGCACGCGACGCAGAAATAGCGCCCGGATCAAGCAGATCACGACGCCAAGCGTAAGCCACATCTGCCGCCCGCTCGTAGGCGCGCCTCTCCACGTCAGCGGTCGTGTCCGGGGCGGAGACGAGGGCGGAGCGGACATTGCGCTCGTACCATTTTTGCGCGGCTTCCTGCGCTTCCTCCAGCGTCCTGAACTGGTCGGAAATCTCGGGGCAGTAGAACGGGAAAGAAGCGTTTGCCGGCGTAGTGCAATGCTGAATGGTCAGCGTCTTCCACGGCGTGTTAGCATCCCACACACCACGACCGTAATCGTGCTTAACGTCGAAGAACCGCCACTCCAGCGGCTTGATCGCAACCCGGCGTCTCTCCGCAGCCTCGACGGCAGAGCGGATGGCGGTGGCGATGGCGTCGCGCTGTGCTCGCCCATAGATGATTTCGCGCCAGCCTCGGTTATCCGGGTTGGCGTCCATGATCCCGTCCGCCGTCTCTGTGTATTGGTCAACCATGTCCGATGCTCCTCACGGCCTCATTCATCGCGGCGTCGCAAGCCGCAGGACTTCCCGTTCCGTTGACGCGGGCGCGATGGGCCGAGCGGATTGCCTTGATGCCTTCCGGCGGAGGCATGGGCACCTTGTGTCGCTTCGAGAAAGTCGATCGACCGGTCCCGCATCTGCCCCTGTGTCCGGGCTTCGCTCAGAGTTGCATGGTACAGGCGGAGAAGCGTGGCGGGGTCGGTCATGCGGCTTTCCTCATTTCGACCGGCATTGGCTCCGTCAGCGCAATCCCCTGCGACAGGAACCAGCGGCACATCGCGTCCAGGTATTGAGTTTTCTGCGCTGTGGTCATCAGGCGGGTGACGGCCATATCGAAGGGCTCCATCATCAGCGCTAGCTTCGTCCGCATCGGGAGCGGCTTGACCGTCGAATCGTACTGTTCCCGGAAAATCTCGTTCTCGGATCGCAAGATGGGGACGCCGAAGCGCAGCTTGCACTCGCCGCGCATTTCCTCGAAGGTCCGGTCGCCGAGTTGCTCGGCGGCCTCCTTGATCCACAGCATCTGCAGCCGGTTCTGCCCCGTGCTGCGGTGCATCCCCTTCACAATGTTGACCGTGAAGGGCAGGGGGCGGTGTGCGACCTGCCAGATCAGCGATGCGCGCGCCGCTTCGGTGTCGATCGTCCGCGTGACCATCAGGCCGCCTCCTTCCGCAGGTAGTAGAGGATCGTCGTGTGGTGGCGGCCCATTGCGCGGCCGATCTGCGGGAGCGACAAATGCAGCTCGTCGCGAAGCCGCTTGGCGATCTCGACGCGGGCCGCCAGAGCACCCGCCCCGCAGATCGGGTTCCGCCGCGCCACGTCGACGGGATGAACCTTGCGGCGCCAGCACACGGCGCGGATGATGGTGGCCGCGTCGGTCACGTCAGCCGCTCCGGCAGATGCTCGCGGGCGAAGGCCAAAAACTCGCGCACCGCATCGGCGACGTGTTCACCCATCCCCGGATAGCGATGCATCGTCAGTTGATGGAAGCCATAGACCCGATAGGCCTTGGGCTCCGTCTCACTGCCTTCAAAGACGTTCCACCGAAATTCGTCGGCGTCGAAAACCTCCAGGTACACGCGCCACTGCATCGAGCCCATGAAGCGTTCGGCGTCGTAGCGCGACGTGAACTTGTGGTCGTCGACGCGCCGGCCGTGGATGGCGTCGACCTTGCCGACCAGTGTCACGCGGCATCCGTCGATCTCGTAGTCGCGGGTGCCCTTGATCTCGCGGATCGCCGGCAAGTCGAGCTCGCCGTCGATATCAAGGTCGAAGGTGTAGCCATCGGCCTCAAGGCGCGCGTGGTCGCCGTCCTGTGCATTTTCGAGCGCCGTGTGAAGCGCAGTGCCGGCGAGCATGGCTTCGGTCGGCGGCTCCTGCTTGCGCAGTTGCGCCAGCAAGTCGGCGAGGTCGATTTCCATATCGGGGATCGGCGGCTTGAGATACCGGCGGAGTGCGTCGATATCGGAGGCGCTGACGCGAAGGGCCGTCATGCCGCCTCCTTCGCCTTCGCCATGACGAACACCTGCATGTCCTCGTCGTACTCGGCTCCGATTGCCTTGGCCCGGTCGCGGACCATGATCTTGACCGGGCGCGGTGCCTTGGAGATGCGGCCCAGGAGCGCGTTGAGACCTTCCGCATGCTTCACCTCGGGAAGGTGCTTCCGCCACCACTCCTGTTCGGCCGCTGCGACCTTCTGGTCTTCGCTCGCCGCGTTGAGCCGGTCCTTGGTGCGCTGGATCACGTCGGCGAGGAAGGTGGCGAATTCCGGCTTGTCGAAGTGCGGCACGTCGAGCGGCGGGAGCTGGCCGGGGTTCTTGCCGAAAGCGGCATCGGTCGGCGAGAACAGAAGCCGGCGCTGCCCGTTGGAAATGACCAGCCGGCCCATCGCGTCGGCGGACTTGTAGATTTCGCCCTTCGACCCGCCCTGCACGTCGAGGCGTTCGATCACGTCGTCACCGTTGCGCTGTTCGTCCATATGGGCGACCAGCACCACGTCCTTGCCGAAGCTGTTCAGGAGCTTGAGGAAGGCCCCGAAGCGCGACTTGAGTTCGCCGTAGCCCTGCAGGGAGAGGGCACCGCCACGACCGTGCTTCGGGTTCGCGCGGATGATGTCGACGGTGAGCGCGTCAAGGGCGCGACCGGCGGTGTCGACGACCACGGTGTTGAACGGCGCGAGGTCTTCCGCCGTCATCCCGGCAACGTCGCCCCATGCCGAGACGCGCACCACGTCCTTGCGGTTGGCAGCGCGGTGGCTGCCGTTGTCGAAGTCGAGGAGCAAGGGCGCTTCGGCGGTGAAGGCCAGCGAGGTCTTCGCGATGCCGGGCGGTCCGTAGATCACCATGTTGAGGCGGGTGACGGTGATCGGGTCTGATGCGCGCGTGATTTTCAGTGGCATTGTCTTACCTCCATGTGCTCTGGCGCTTGGGCCAGCGTGATTTCTTCTCGACGGCCCCGACGTGCTTTGACCGGATGCTGTAGACGCGGCTCTTCTCGGCAACGTCCTCGGCGTTCTTCTCCGGCAGGCACCAGTCACAGGTGAGGTCCAGGTTGGATTCCCGGTTCTGACCGCCGTTGATCAGGGCCTTGACGTGTTCCAGGGTCCACGTCTCCCCGGCGACGATCTTGCGAGTGCACCGGTGGCATCGGCCCTTTTTTGCGTCGAAAACCCGCAAACGCACCCGTTGTGGCGGCGTCTCGTCATCTGATTTTCCGATCCACTCGGGCAGGGTCCGGGCCACGGGGCTATTCCTTTGGCGCGGGGGTGGTGACGCGGGCGGCATGTTCCGCTGCCATCGCAACATCCAGCGGCAGCGGATCATGGCCAAACACCGCCCGGCGATGCGCAGCGGCTCGGTCAAGAACACGCTGGCACGACTCCGCTATCTCGGAGGCAGTGGGGGGAGGCCAAGGCGTCATGACAGCGCCTCCAAATCATCGCAGCCGACCACGAACAGCCGGGCCGCATTCCGGCCCTTGATCCGGTACTCGGCATCGCCGGGGTAGATCGCGAGCATCTTCCGGGCCTCGGTCATCGCCGCGATCTGCTCGTCCATGTCGGCGATGATATCGAGGGCATCCCGAGACGCATGCCACGGGCTCCGAGGAGCTGGGCGGACCAGTGTCGGGCGGGGACGGGCGAAGCTGGCAGACATCACGCCGCCCAAGCGCCGTCGAGAATGTCAATTGCCCGATTGACGGCGCGATTCATCTTCGCGACCCTCTCCTGCATGTCTGCTGCACCGGCGGAGCGGGCGGCGGCGATTTCAACGGCGATGCAGTCGCGGATACGCACGTCATCCGGGTTGTCCTGCCAGTTTGGCCACCAACTGGCACAGCCGCACTCGTCCATGAGCCGATCAGCAGCAGCCAAGTCAGTCTTCGTGGGCTTCCCCATCATGCCGCCTCCACCATGGTCAGTTCGGCCTCGGCATCCTCAGCCACGGCAAGGTCAGACCGGAGGTCCGTAAGCATGGCCTGCACGTAGTCTTCCTCGTCGGCATCAAGCCCCGGCCAGACGCGGCGGGACATTTCGAGACGGGCGATCTCGGTGCGGATTTCGTGGGGGGTCATCTGCGTGTCTCTCATCCGGGGTTCGATGAGGACCATATAGACACAAACTGTTATTCGACGCAAGCGCAAAAGCGTCGGGACTATACAAAAAATGTTATAGGAATGAAATCGCAAGCAGCGCTAGGGGGTTAGCGCCGATTCAGTGAGCTTTGCGGATGGCCTTGATAATCGAGATGGCCTGGTCGCGGATTTCGACGGGCTGCCCGCGAAGCAGCGCGTTGGCGCTGGGCTGGTCAGGATGGTGGAACAAATCCTCTGGCTCTATGTCCAGTGCGTCGGCCAATGCGCCCATAACATCGGTATTGAGCAAGCTTGTCCCGCGCTCCCATCGGGAGACGGTCATACTGCTCACGCCGAGGCGTTCGGCAAGCCGATCTTGTGTGAGGCCGCGCGCCTCCCGCCATTCGAGGATGTAAAGACGCCGAGGACGGCGGGGGCCGATACGAGCTGGCATGGCCCGGACTCTTGCAACATCCCGTGTTTACGTCACCTGCCAGAAAAAGTTCGGCCGGTCGATCGGGGGGCTTGCGGTCGCTAACAGTTTATGTCTATATGCGGGCATGGCTCGCAAACATCCGCTTCGGCAGTATCGTGAAAAGGAAGGCTTGTCGCAGGAGGCGCTGGCCGAACGTCTCGGGGTCACGGGAATGACCGTGTACCGCTGGGAAACAGGCGCGCGCCTGCCGCGTCGGAAGGACTGGCCGAAGATCGAGAATGAGACCGGCGTCTCCGTGACGACGTTGCTGAGGTATGCGCGACCGATCGCGGGGGCCGCCTAAATGTCAGTGAGCCCGTCCGCCCCGCATCCCGATCAGCGTCGTATCGACCGCTGCCAGCCACCGGCTTCGCGGATAATGCACCCGCACGACGACCTGTCGTCGGATGACGCCGCGCTCGATCCGGTCGATGTGCGAAATCCCGGTGATGACCTCGACCCCAAAGTCCATGGTCCATCCCGTGGCGAAGATATCCGGGGCTCCGTAGTCCTCGACTTCCGCCGGCTCCACGATAGCAGGCGGCACGGCCATGATCAGCGGCATGTGTCCCTCCCCCCTCAAACCGACGGAGGCTGCGGGCACAACCGCTCATCGCGCCACAATCGGGCGGGGAAGCAAGGGGGAGTCCCCGCAATTCAGGCCCCTATATCTGCGGGGGTTGTGTTTTCGCCCGCTTCTGACGTGGGGGCGGGGTGATGTTCGCGCCGGGCGACCTCGTAGTGTGTGTCCGTCGACCAGACTATGCGGCGTTTGCGGCGGCACCGGAAGTCGGCACCGTCTACACGATCAGGGATGTCATCGAGGCGTGGGCTGGTTCCCATCCTGGGGAGACATTCGTCCACCTGCGAGAGATCACGAACCCGGTCGACGACTATCCCGAGGGCCGCGGCGAGCCGTGGTTCTGGCACGCATATTTTCGCCCTGTCGACGATAGCAATATCGAAATCTTCCGCTCCATTCTCCGCGACGTTCCGATTGAAGCGGAGCCCGTCGCATGACCGGGACCAGCACACTGTACCCCGCTGGTCCCGGCCCATATTCCGGCTCATCGCCGGTTTCGGAGCGGCACCGTTTGCCGTGTGATAGCTGGCATTCTCCTGTTGCCCGCTGTCGCGGTCTGAAGGCCTCCCTCGACTTGGCCGGCGGTCTCGGCTGCCGGCCCTTTTCTCGGGACGAATTGAACCACGCCGCCGCCGTGAGCGGCGTGTGCGCGGCCGACTTTCTCCCCGGCCTGCGCAGTGGCGGTTCCCGGCTCACGCCCCCCAGCCCCGCCGGGGACCGCCAGCCCTTCAACCAGTCGCGCCACGATGTCCCCGATGGGCTCAAAGCTCACATCCCGGCACATCGCATCGCCTCCCAATTTCCGACGCTTCGGCACCTGTCCGCCAAGACCCGCCGTTGCGTCTCTGAGAGCCTGCCGAAGCCGCTCCCGGTGTCTGTCAACCCAGACACTAGGAGCATTCGATGGAACGGCGCGTACCAGCGAGGGGTACAATTGTGAGTGCGGTCGCTTATCTCGATAACGCGAGGGATTGGGCGCGTCGGCTTGAGGAGGCCGAAGCGGAAAGGACCGGGCTTCCGGTCGAGGAGGTTCGGCCCAAGGTGGCCGGGCGCTTGGGGATCGCGCCAGGCACCTTCACCAGCCTACGCAAGAACCGCCTCAAGAGCATTTCGGCTTATGCCTATGGCCAGATCAACAAAGCCGTCGAACGGCTCCTCGAAGGACAACTCGCCCACCTCCAGCACGAACTCCATCTCGCTCGGCAGCAAGGTATCGACCCTCGTTGCGATTATGTGGCGTCGATTGAGGCGGACATTCGCAAGGCCAAGTCCTCGCTCGGACTAGCCGACCTTCCCGAAGAAGGGGGGCGGTGACATGAGCGCCCTGCTCGCGCCCTTCCCGTACTTTGGCGGTAAACGCTCCGCCGCGGCGGACATATGGGTGCGGCTGGGTTCGCCGAAGCAGTATATCGAGCCGTTCTGCGGGTCGGCAGCGGTGCTGTTGGCCGCTCCGGCCCCCGCCTCGCTTGAGGTGGTCAACGACGGCTCCGGGTTCATCGCCAATTTCTGGCGGGCCACAAAGCACCAGCCCGACCTCGTGGCGTCATGGGCCGACTATCCCGTGAGCCACATCGACCTCGGTGCGCGGCATATCTGGCTGATGGACCAGCGCGCCCGTGTCGGCGAGGCCCTGCAGGACCCGGACTGGGAAGGCGATGCCAAGGTCGCCGGCTGGTGGCTGTGGGGGCAGTGCTGCTGGATAGGGTCGGGGTGGTGCGATTGGGCAGGTCCCGCACGCCGGCAACGCCGGGAGGGGCGTACAGGCGATTGGGAAGGTGACGACGCCACCTCCGCCGGGAGGGGCGTACAGGCGATTGGGCAGGTCCCGCACGCCAGCAACGCCGGGAGGGGATTGCTCACGTCGGCGGGCCGCACAGCCCATCGCTGGCTGCATCAACTCGCCGACCGACTTGAGCGGGTTCGCATCGTTCACGGCGATTGGTCCCGTTGCCTCAACAGCCACTATGGCGGCAAGGACACGGCCGTCTTTCTCGACCCGCCCTATCGCGCCTATGAAAAGCTGTACGGCGTAGCGACGCCGGTTGCCGATGCTGTCGCGGCATGGGCGCGGGATAACGCCGACCTTCGCATCGCGCTCTGCGGCCACGTTGGCGACTACGACATGCCCGGCTGGGACGCGGTGCAATGGGATCGTGCCCGGCTCACCTATGCCGGCGGTAAGACCACCGACAAGGAGTGCGTCTGGTACTCGCCGGCCTGCCTCAAGGTCGACGCCGACCAAATAGACATGTTCGCGGAGGTAGCATGAGCGCCCCTGAACCCCTCCCGTGCCTCGACCCGCCCTGCCTCGTGGCGCTCGCCTGCCATTTCGCCGGCTCCTGCCGTCACCGCCAGAGGGACGCAGCCAAGAGCTACGATCTGGCTATCTCCGAAAAACGGAAAGCCCTTCCACTCCCATCGAAGAGCGAGGACACGACATGACGGCCCTCTCCCCCTTCCAATGGATACTCATCGGCATTGTCGCCTATCTCGGCGTCGCCTGGATTGCCTACGTGATGCTCATCAGGGCCGGGAGGCGGGGATGAGCGACACCCTCCGCCAGCGGATGATGATCGAAACGTGGCTCAAGGACTGGTTCCATCGCCATGGGGCGATGATCCACGCCGGCCCCGAGCATGCGGGCGACCCGATAGCGGAAACAGCCGTGAACCTTGCCGAACTGGCGGCGGACCTCGCCGATCTGTTCCCGCCGCGAGGTGACGAATGATCCAGCCGCTCCGGCTCCCACTGCCGCCGTCCGTCAATGCCCTGTACGCCAATGTGCCGAAGCGCGGCAGGGTGAGGTCCGCCCGCTACCGGACATGGCTCAACGCCGCCGGCTGGGCGCTTGCCGAGCAGCGCCCCCGCAAGGTCTCTGGCGACTACGTGCTGTGGCTGTGGTGCGAGAGGCCGGACGGCCGGCGCCGTGACATCGGCAATCTCGAGAAACCGATCAGCGACCTCCTGGTGGCCCACGGCGTCGTCGGCGACGACAGCGAGTGCGTCGCCATCCACCTCTACTGGCAGGGCACCGGCCGTGAATGCACGGTGAAGGTTGAGGCCGCAGAGCCCGCTCGCATGGCCAAGGCAGCGTGAGCCATGATCGAAGCATGGCCCGATGATATTCATATCGCGCAGCGCGCAGCGCGCATTGAGCGCGCGCATGGCCAGGGCTGTGCGATTTGCCCGCGATGCCTCACCGTCCACGCCGCTGCCGGCCAGGAGCACCGCCGTCGGCCTTGGTCGATGACCCCGAGATGCATTGTTGACGGCTGTGGCGAGGCTCTGTCGATGCCGCCGCCCTATCCGCGTTTCATCGTAGCGTGAGGAGTAGGCGTCATGGGTACCATGAAAGACATTGCCGAACAGGTCTGCTCGAAACACGGTGTTACGCTGGCGGACATCCGAGGGCCAGCCCGGCCCCGTCGAATTGCCCGCGCTCGTCACGAGACGTTCGCCCGCATCCGGCGCGAGACGGCATTCAGCCTGCCGTCGATCGGTCGCTGGTTCCACAAGGACCACACGACGGTGCTCTACGGCGCGCGGAAGCATGAGACGGGTTCCCGGAGGCCGGCATGAGCGTGGCATTCGGCGTTACCCCTCAGTCTCGCGCGGTGCCTGTGATGCCGGTCGTCAAGGCGATAGATCGCGACGCGCCGTTGCGCGCGCGGCCGCGCTACGCCCCATGGTCGACGGCCGAGGACGGCGTAATCCGTGAGCGGCACATGCTGGGCTCGCTCGCCGTTCACGCACTTCTCCCCCATCGGTCACGGGCTGCGATCCGCCTGCGGGCTCGCAAGCTCGGGCACCCGATCCAGTGGGTACATGGCGTCGGCTATCGGATGCCGAAGCGTCTTGCGAACAAGAC